CGCGTCATTCTGCGTACCGAACGTGGTGAAAAGATAATCATCAAAAGAATTATTCCTGACGATTGGGTAGCTTATCGTATTTATGAATACGAAGAAACCATTAATAACAATAAGAAAGAAATCTTTTTGTTTGATAACGCATACTTAAATCAACTTAATCGAGAATTTACTAAAAGTATAACTGGTACATAATGGAAACTTTTAACCCTGGATATTGCACAATAGAATCTGCTATCCTTACGAATCATCGTGGGGATGAAGAGAATATTACTGGAATGATTGGAGGTCTTTCTTTACTTCAGTCAATGGCGTCTGTTGCTTTATCAGGTGAAATTGAATTATTAGACGGTGTAGGACTTATTAATAGTCTTCCTATTCGTGGTGAAGAAGGATTAAAGATACAACTTAAATGTCACGATTTACAAACCGAAGTTAATTTAGATTTACAAGTGATTGAAATTGCTGATGTAGTTCAGCAGCCAGGCTCAGGTGATATGTATGCTTATGTTTTAAAGTTTATCACAAAGTCTTCTTTTAATGCAGCAAAACAAAATGTCATTACTGCGTTTAGAGATAAGAAGGCTTCTTTTGCTGTTAATAATATTTTTAAGAAATATTTTAAACCAAATTTTGAAGCATCAAGAAAATTTAATGTTGAAGAGTCAGAAGGTAATATGAGAGTTATTATTCCTGACTATACTCCACAAGAAGCAATGAAATTCTTAGCAGCAAAGGCATTCTCTAAAAGTTCAAAGTCAGCAACATATAGATTCTTTGAAACGACAAGAGGTTATAATTGGGTTACTGATGAATGGTTATTATCTGAAGCACAAAAAGGTGAAATTAAAAAATTAAAGTACACTGCGGTTGTTGATAGAAATCCTTTAGATGGTCCTGTCATTATGGAAACATTAGAAACTTTTAATCAAGCATCTCACGTTTCAACAATGAACGATATGCATAAAGGTGCTTATAAGAATGTTGTTATGGAGATAGATTTAACAACACACAAGAAAAGAGAATTTCATTATGATTACCTAAAGAAGAAAGGTTCTTATAAAGGAATGCAAGGACAAATTGGTGGAATCTCTGGTGGTAAACATACTGTTGAATTTATTAACGATACATTTACAAAAGAAAATGCACCTCAAAGTATTGTGTATAGAGATTGGACTCCTTCTGGGAAAGAAGTAGCAGACGGTCAAGTAAATCGTGAAGAACAACATATGACTGAGATTATTCAAAATAGAAAAGCATATAATTATCATATGACAAATAATATGTGTACTGCTGGAATGAGAGGAAGAATAGATTTAATTCCAGGTGAAGTAATTAATTTATCAATTGTAGAACCTAATGCTCTTATGGAAGGAGAGCAAAATAAAAGATTAAGTGGTTATTATTTAATTTATGCTACTGCGCATAATATGACAGGCGATAGTTTAGAAACATCTCTACAGCTTGTTAAATTTGATTGGGAAACTGACGTATGATTAATCAGTCGGGTATAGGACAGCCTCAATTCTTTATAGGAATTGTAGAGAATAATGTAGACGAATCTCGAGAAGGGAAGATTCAAGTACGTGCGTTTGGAATACACGGAACACATTCTGATATTAAAACTAAAGATTTACCTTGGGCACTATGTGCTTCAGGTTCTTACGATCCTAATAATCCACCACCTCCTCTTAATTCTTTTGTATATGGTATGTTCCTTGATGGAAGAATGGCACAACATCCATTAATACTAGGACTTATCCCAGGTACTTATAATACTGAATTAAATCCTAATGAAGATGGGTATGGTGTTGTTGCTGCTAAAGATGGTGAATTGTTAGGTGGCACTTATGCTCCTAGAAATTTCAATGCAGGTGGTGGTCCTGATAAATTAGCAACAGGTGAAAAGTTATTAGAAACATACTTATTAGCAATGGCAGCTAATCGTGTTCATGACCAAAAGATTGCTAACAGCGATGAAACTTGGGCTGAACCTACTCCTGCTTATAATGCAAAGTATCCTTATAACAAAGTAATTAAAACAGCAAGACATTCAATTGAAATTGATGATTCTCCCGGCGCTGAAAGAATTATGATACATCACAATAGTGGTGCTTATATTCAAATAGATGCAAAAGGAACAGTTTCAGAAAAAGCAACAGCAGATCGTTATGAAGTTAATATTGGAACAAAACATGAATCGTCAGGTCATAGTGTGGTTACGATTAACGGTAATGCTCATGTATATGTAAAAGGTAATAAGACCGAAGAAATTGAAGGTGATTATAGAATGCTTGTTCATGGCAATGCCGAGTTTGGTGTTGGTGGTCAAATGAATTTGAATGGTGGTGAACAAGTTCAGTTAAGAGGTGGAGATGTTAAGTTAGAAGCCAACGCAGGTATTATGACTGTCTTTGGTAAAAAAGAAATACAGTTTGAGTCAGTCAATCAATTAAACTTCGTTGCTAAGAACATTAAAAATACAGCATTAAATACTTATGATGTATTCTCAACAATAGCAATTAAATTATCTACACCGGGTGATATACATAATACTGCTTCAAATATAATCAGTTTAGCAAGTGGATTAATACCTCCTACTCCTTTAACAGGAACATCAGTACCAACACCAGGATGGAGTTTAACAACGCCTGCTATGCAAATTGCTTCTATCACAACTTCACATACTGGAGTATTTAATACAACTGCTGTGAATTCAGGTGCAATTACTTCAAGCAGTGTTGTCAATTCTCCATCAGTTATTGCTACATCAGTCGCGGCAACAAGTGGTGACTTTACAACATTAGGTGCTCCACTTATGACTGCTACAGGTGCTGCATATAACGGAGCTTATCGTCCACCAGTTGTAAGCGTATCAATACCAACTGTACCTGGTTTAATACCTCCTGCTGTTTCCGCACCTGTCGTTGCTCCTCTTCCTGGGATTACTTCAGGTTGGGCATATCCTACAGGTAATAGTGCAGAGTTCTATGCTAAGATACTAAATCCTGTATCTGCTTTCTTATCTGTTGTAGCTGACTTTACACCTTTTGATTTTGGTGCTTGGGGTATGACGCAAGCTAAGATGCCTGAACCACCAAGCAAGTCAACATCTATTGTTCCTCAAGGATATTTCGCAATGGGTTATTCGGCAGGTGTTCTTGCACCTATTGATGATTCTGCAGTTGACACAACTAGGAGTATTTTATAATGGCTGAAGTATGTATTGACAGAAATGACCAAACAACTCAGAATAAGTTATCCTTAAGTCCTAAACCTATTGTTGACCAAGAAGGTAGATATACTCTTGCTCAGATTGATGCAGTGACTGCAGAGATTGCACAAAGTATTGTTAATGAAGCAGAAACGAATCCATTATCAAAAGCAGTTAACAAATATGGACAAACATTATATAATGCAACCGATTATTTAAATAACTTATTAAGACAAAAGATTGGTAATTTAGATTCTTATCCTGACCTCGCAGGAAGATGGGAAAGAGGTAATATTTCTAATTTGGAAATGGCTGACTTTCTACAAAATTATAATTACACTCCTGATGGATTTTTAAACGAAAACGATACAGTAAGACTTGCTCGTAATTTAGATGCTTATTATAAAAACGATTTCAGTACAAGTATCCTTGGTGGATTCTGTGATAGGTTTGATTCTCTCTTTGCTTCAATTGATGCATTCTTTGATTTAATCGGACAAGTTGAAGCTCTCGTAGGTCAAGTATTAGATATTATTAATAAAATAAGAACATACGATGGTATAAAAGATTTAACCGTCGCAGGTTTAGTTGAAAAACTAATTGATGAAGTTAAGAAAAAGATTGAAGATGTTATTGATAAAATCTTTCAAGAAGTACAAGACAAAATAGATAACTTTGACCCAGCAGGTATTGTCGCAGGATTTGAAACTTTTGTAGATGCAAAGGTTGTAAAAGGTATTATGACAGTAAGAGAACAATCTTGTGCATTCTTTACTGATGCAAATAAAAAAGGTATTAAAGATAAAATAAGTGGATTAATTGATTACGCAGTAAGTTTATTTGAATCACCTGGAATCGAAGAAATACAATTCCTCATTGCTCGTATATGTGCTCTTGCTGGAAACATAGAAGCCCTTATTAAGGACATTAATTCTCCACTTGATAATTATACATCCAGGTACAGTACGATTGTAAACCGCCTTAAACGAATCTCTCAAATCAATGAATCGTCAGCGGTAAGAGCCGGAGCTATAAGGTATTCCCCAACAACTCGTCAAGAGGTAATAAATAGATTAGAAGGCAGATGGACTGAGACGGGTGGAGAGGTCATTACAAATACAGGTGAACCTCCACAAAATATAGCACCAATTACTGCAGCAGATTATAGAGATCTTCCAAGATGTGGAGCAGTATTTAAAGGTAGTGATACAAGCTTTGGAGTTGAAGGAGATTCTTTTGACGAAAAAGAAGGTGATGGAATATATGCTTACACAAGAGTTGACCTTGATGTTAAAGTATATTTGAAAAGAGTACAACAGGAAATCGGTACCAAGCTTATTATTACAAATGGTTGGGTAAGTAAAGCTTATAATAAAAAGAAAGAATACGCAGAGGATAATTCACATTTAAGTGGAATGGTAGTTGACATTAAGAAGACAGATTTTGAAGCAGACCAATTTATTGAATCTGCATTTAGAAATGGATTTAAATATGTTAAAGAATACGACGATTTCATTCATTTAGATTTAAGAGAAATATTATAAATGGCATTAGTAGATTACATATCACCGAAAGCAAAGAATGTTAATCTTTATTCTGATTTCAGAAAGGATTTAACTACGAGTCCTGTATCAAAAGACATTGTCTTACTTAAAGATGAAAATGCAGTTAAAGACGCAATTAAGAATTTAATTTTAACCGACCGTGGTGAAAGACCAATGCAGCCTTTCTTGGGTGGAAGTATACGTGATATGCTTTTTGAAAATCTTACACCAGGTACAATGAAACTCATTAAAGATAGAGTAGCATCTACAATAAAAACATATGAACCGCGCGCTGAGTTATTAGACGTATATGTTTCTGGAGATTTGGATAATGGTCAAGTTGTTGTAAGAATTACGTTTTATGTTCAAAACGAGCAACAACCAATTAATTTAGATGTTATATTAAAAAGGAATAGATAGAGATGGCAAATCCAAAAACACCAATTACCGAATTAGATTTCGCGGCAATTAAAGAACAGTTTAAAGTATATCTTCAAACGCAAACGCAGTTTAAAGATTACAACTTTGAAGGTTCAAATATGTCTGCACTACTTGATGTACTTTCATTTAACAGTTATCAAAATAACTTCTATACAAATATGGCACTTAACGAAATGTTTCTTGACTCTGCCGTCCTCAAGAATTCAATCGTATCTCATGCAAAAGAATTAAATTATATTCCAAGATCACGTAAGTCTGCCAAGGCTGTTTTAAATCTAACTATTAATGATACAACAACGAATGCTTCAACAATTACAGTTCCTCAGTATTTTGAATTGTCTGCTAACTATCAAGGTGAAAGTTATAACTTTGTTACTAATGAAGCTTATACAGCAAGAAGAACTGCACCAGGAGTATATGAAGCACAAAATGTTGAATTCTTTGAAGGAGAAATGTTACAGAGTTTCCAAAGAGAAGGATTTATTGTTGATGCTGATGGAGTATTAAGAGTTTATTTAACAAACAATGAAGTAGATACTGATTCACTTGTTGTGTTTGTTGATGCTGAAGCAACTGACGATGCAAATGTATTTACAAGAGCAACAACTATCTTTGGTGTTAATCCTACAGATAAAGTATTTTATTTAGAACCTTATCTCGATGATCGTTATTCTATTTACTTTGGTAAGAATCAGTTTGGTTTACAACCTGAAGAATTTGAAGATGTAAGAGTAAGGTATAGAATCTGTTCAGGTGCAGAACCTAACGGTGCCGCAGAATTTGGAACTGGTTCTATTAACGATACAGGAACAGTATCAGCAACAGTTGTTCAAGCAGCAGCAGGTGGTCAAGAAAGAGAGTCAATGGAATCTATTCGATACTTTGCTCCTAAGGCATTACAAGTTCAAGAAAGAGCAGTCACAACAAAAGATTACGAAGTATTATTACAACAGGCTTTCCCTGAAATTACAGCGGTTTCTGCTTATGGTGGTGAACAACTTGACCCACCTCAATATGGCCGTGTTGCTATTTCAGTTTACTTAAATGATAATACTGAAATCATTTCTTCAACATTATCTAATTCATATATTGCATATTTAAAAGAAAGAGCACCACTAGGTATTGAACCAATCTTTGTGGCAACTGAATTTGTATATGGTGATATGGCAGTTAATGTAACTTATACGAGAAAGAATACAGAAAAATCAAAAGCTGAATTAGAATCATTAGTACGAGCTGCGATTCAAAAATATTCTGACGACAATCTCGAAGGATTTGATAAATCATTACGTGTATCAAAACTTTCAAGTATTATTGATGGATTAGACACAGGTATTGAGAGTAATGAAATTTCTGTATTGCCTATTATTGAATATTCACCTCCACTTAATTTTAATACAAATCCTGCATTTAGATTTGAAGCAGAATTAATTAAGCCCTATCCTTTCAAGAGTGCAAACGGTTTCGTAGATTATAAACCTGCGATTAAGTCAACAGTATTTGATGTTGATGGTACTTGTGTATTCTTACAGGATGATGGTCAAGGTAATGTGATGACAATTACAGATGAAGTTACGAATCCACAAATTATTAATCCTACTGCAGGAACGGTTGATTATAAAACAGGTGAAGTTAAATTAACAAACTTTAAAGTAGAAACATTTACAGGCTCAGCAATTAAGATTAGTGCAAAAACTAAAACTGCTGATATTAAAGCGCCAAAAGGAAGAGTATTCATTATAAGAGATACTGATGTTAAAGTAACGATGAACTTGTCAGAATTTAATAGACCTATTGCTACGCAATCAGCAACGAATCCTCCAACAGGAACAACGACATCTTATTAAGAGAGAAGAAACATGCCTCAGGGTGAAATAGAAAAAAATATATCGCTTTTTATAAAGCGCCAATTCCCTGCCATTTATCGGGAAGATGGACCTGAGCTTGTTCAATTAGTAGAAGATTACTATAAGTGGTCGGAAACTCAAGAGAATCAACATATCTATCAGCAAAGAAGATTCTTTGAAACAAAAGATATTGATACTACATTAGAGAATATGATTATATTCTTTAAGAAAAAGTTTCTTGCTGACCTACCACTTAAAACGGATATCATCAAGTTTATTATTAAAAATATTCTTGACTTATATCGTTCAAAAGGTACTGCTCGTGGTATCGAATTATTCTTTGCGATATTTTATCAAGAGTTTGATATTGAAATCATATATCCTTCAGAAAGAATGGCAAAGATTTCTGATTCTGATTGGAAGCAAGGTGTATACTTACAAATGTTTCCAAATCAAAACAAATTTACATCAAAGAGTGGTAAAGAATATACTTACTTTGATTTATTATCTCGTAACATTACAGGTGCCTTCTCTGGTGCAAAAGCATCAGTCCGTTCAGTTAACTTCTTTATCTTAAATGGAATTAAAACTGCGGTTGTATATCTCGATGGAATTAAAGGTAACTTTGATAAGTTTGAAGATATCACAACAAAAATAAGTGGTGAAGTTGTTTCGTTTGGTAAAGTAAATGGTTCCTTATCAGGTTTCATTATTGATACTTTTGATAAAGGAATGACAGGAAGGTCAGTTGGTGAAATCTTTGACGTAAAACAAAAAGACGGTAATTCAGGTAAAGCAATCGTTACTGCTATTTCCGATGAAACAACAGGAAGAATTTCATATGATGTTCTTGACGGTGGTTATGGTTATACAATTGATAATACACGCTTATTAGTTTCTAATCAATCTCTCATAACAAATAATGAAGATTTAAATTATGTCATAGGCGAAACCGTTGAAGACCAAGGTGGTAACGAAGGTATTGTCATTGGACAAAATGCAAGTTCTGTTGGATTCAGAATGAATGCAGGTAATGCATTTAACGCAGGAAGTGTTATTACAACAACTCGTGGTTCAAATGAATATGTAGTTACAGTTTCTTCACAAGGTAATGAAGTTACACAGAAAAATGAATCGTCTCCTGGTCCGTTATATCCTGACACTTCTGATACTGATGATGTTATTGTATCAAGTTTGGCAGATACTTCTGTCGCTTCTGTTATTACTGATTTAATTCAACCTCATTTAGGAACAACATTAAATATAGCTGATTACGAAGCCGTAGCTCCATTCTCAGGAACCGCATCTCCAGTTAATTTATCAACTCCTTTAGAAGATGCATTCGCAATACAAGATTTAACAATAGGTACTATATCTGGGTTTAATAATATTAATCCAGGTTCTGAATATAAAAACGATGTATTTGCGATAGCACAAGACAGTGTGTTCAAAAACTTTGAACGCAAAAATCAAATACTTCAATTTGCCGATGCAGGCGTCGCAGGAAACTTTTCAATAGGCGATCGTATTGTTGGTATAGGTACTGGAATTACTGCTGTTGTTAAAAGAACAAATTTAGAAGCTGGAAGTATTACGGTTACTCCATTTGCTTATTACGGTTTCAGTGGAGAAGATATACGTTTTGAATCTTCACCTGAGCCTGACTTTGAAGTTATCGCAGTTGAAACCGATTATGAGAATAGTCTATCATTTGGTGATAACGCAATCATTAATCCAGAAACTGAATTCGCAATAGGAAGAGTTAAAGAAGTTAATATTTTATCTTCAGGATTTGGATATGTTGATTATGGAACTGAGCCAGAAATATTTGCTGAAGGTAAAGGTGAATTAAGAGATGCAAATAATGACATTGTTGCTACAGGTTGGATTGAAGCAACACAACAAGGTGTCACATCAGGTTATTGGTCAATTGAAAATTCTCATTTAAGTGGATATAGAACAGAGCCAGGTCAATCTTCAGATAATACATTAGAATATTATGATTCAGGAGCAAGAATACAAGATAGTGACTTCTATCAAGAGTATTCATATCAAATTAAATCTACATTACCTTTACAAGAATACCAAACATTATTAAGAGAAAATGTTCACCTAGCAGGTTCAAAATTGTTTGGTGACTTTATCTTTAAGGCATATGTTGGTTCAGGAATGAAACAACGATTCTTGAGATTGTTTAATGACCAAGGTACTGGATCACCATTTGATTTAGCTGACATTGAAAGCTTAAGAGCTTCAGTTACAAACTATACTTCTGATAGTACTTATGTATCAGCTGACCATATACCGGGCGGTTCAGGTGGTTTAACATTAAGTACAGCTTCAGCAACAGATTTAACAATTACAAAGAATTGGAGTCAAGGCTTCCATGATTACGAAGTAACAGTACAAATGCCTACAGTAGGAACGGCTCCTTACCCAGTTGCTATTTTATTACACGGTAATGGTGGAACAGGTGCTGGTTCAGTTTCGCAATTTGCTAATAACTTAACAGGACATATATTAATTGGAGTTGATGGATTTGCGAATTCATGGAACATTGCGAATGAAACTTCAAAAGGTCCTGACATTGAAATGTTAGAAGAACTTATTGAAATGTTAAAAATATATAATAACGTTGATGAGAATAAGATTCGTATTGTAGGTACAAGTAATGGTGGTGCTCTTGCATTAAGGGCAGCAGTTGAAATTGGTGATACTGCAGTTGATACTATTGTCTGTATGATATCACAAGCACACAACGAACAATATAGAAACGGTTATTTCTATTACCCATCTAATGAAGAAATAACTGGAGGGGCAACTCCAAATCTTGGTTATGATTATATCAAGAACCCAATACCTCAAAGAAGGCTTGTTCTAATGAATGGTCTTCAAGATAATGTAGTCCCATACGCAGGTGGAACGGCGTTAGGAGTGGAGTTCTTAAAGGCTCAAGATAGTGCATATAGATTTGCACAAGCACAAGGATGGACAGGAAATCAAAATCTTGGTGGAGCCGCTTATGGGGCAGACAGTTTAATTGTTGATTATGATACAGTTATCTTCTTGAAGGACGATGTAGGACATACCGTTTCTGACGATATGAAGAACCTATTGAATAAGTACCTTGAAGATGACTACAATATAACATATTAAGAATAAATAATAAATTAAATAAATTAATTTTAGGAAAGAACAGCTATGGCCAAGCAAACAATTAATATTGGTGTATCGGCGAATGACGGAACAGGTGATCCGCTTCGTAATGCATTCGATAAAACAAACGATAACTTTAATGAGTTATACCTTGCATTAGGAGGTTCGCAAAACGCAACCGACTTATTTGATACAGAAGGTAATTTAGATTTATTGGGTAAACCCCACAAGGTATCATTCTTATATTCAACAGAAGCAGAACTGCTTGCCGTTGACCCAAGTACTTATCACGGTGCAATCGGACACGCTCATGATACAGGATCTTTATATTACGCTCATGGATCTTGGAGAAAATTATTATCTGATACCTCAGCAGGAACAATTACTAATCACACAGACCCACTTAACTCATTTGTATATTCGGCCAATATATTAAATAGTGAAACCGATGGTTATGTTCTTGGAACAAGTGCAAACGGTTCTTACAGTTGGGTTGAAGCTGGTGGTGGAAGTAGTTTTGGAACTGGAGATGTTGATACACATTTAAATATTTCGGGTGCAAGCTCTAATGATATCTTATCTTGGGATGGTTCTGATTATGCTTGGATTTCTCAAGCAGGTGGCGGTTCTTATTCTGATAACGATGTAAGTGCTCATTTAAATATAAGTAGTGCACAAGCTAACGAAGTATTACAATGGAGTGGTTCTGATTATCAATGGGCTGCTTTACCAGCAACATTTGCTACAAGTGATGTTGATACACATCTGAATGTTTCGGGCGCAGGTACAGGTGAAATACTTAGTTGGGATGGTTCAGACTATGCTTGGATTTCAGCTGGCGGTGGTAGCGGATATACAGATGCTGATGTTAATAATCATTTAAATCAAGGCACGGCAGGAACTAATGAAGTATTAAGTTGGGATGGTTCTGATTATGCTTGGGTTGCTCAAAGTGGTGGCGGTGGCGGTTCTTCAACACTAGCCGCTTTAACTGAAGTTAATACAGCAGATCTTGATGTACATGATATGGCATATCCTGCTACAACAGTTCATGTTATGACACCAAACGGTTCAAGTGCATATCGTTCAGATCATTATGGCACAACAGATAATCCAACACTATATGTTAATGCAGGTGAAACAATTGCTTTTGATTTAACTAGTGTTACTGCTTCGCATCCATTTGAAATTCGTTCAGATGCAAGTACTGCATATAATACAGGACTTGTTCATATTGCTCCTGATGGAACTAAAACAACAGGTGCAAGTGCACAAGGTAAAACATCAGGTGTTTTATATTGGAAAGTACCTGGCGATATAAGTGGAACATATAAGTATATTTGTACTGTTCACGGTTCAATGATTGGTGATATTGAAATTGCTGACCCATCAGCAAGTGGTGGTGGCGGTTCATTACCAACAAGAACAACAAAGACCACAGTAACAGGTGGTATGACCGCTGACCAAAATGCAAATATTATTATTGATGGTTTCAAATCATTTGCATTATTTAAAATTGAGACAAC